AACACAATGCAAATATAATCAAAATAAACAATTCACGCAAAACAAAATAAACTATTTTACGAAAACTATCCATGCCTTCTACTAACAAAACAAACAATTATATTATAAGTAGAAATAGGTTCTTCCGTTAAATGTGTGGATGACTTTCGTGGTTTCTTAACAAAAAAAGCGTTATAGGTCCAGTTTACCTTTGACACCGGGTTGAACATCAGGAAGATTTGCTTTTTCAAGTGTTTTTTATCCCGCAAACGCAAAGTCAACTGTGTGTAATCGTCAAGCGTAAACTCAGACGCTTCTTCCATGACTACATCAGAGATACCCTTGATAGATTTTATCTTCTCTGGGTTATCCATCCCTTTAAAAATAAACTCTGCACCGTTTGGCAGCTCTATACGAAATGCAGACATGTTGATTTTGCACATGTTAAGAATACCGAAGTATGACAATGTTGATTGCACATCTGCAAACACCGAATCACGAACAGTTGCACCGACTTTTCGAAGTACAAGAATCTTTCGTGGCTTCTTCCAGTCTTTCAGGGCTTTAATGACAATCTTTTGAAAAACTCCGTGACTCTTACCAGACGAAGCACCACCGTAGTGGACCTCTGTAAAGGTATCGTAGTCAAACAGATGATCGTAGATGTGCCTGTTGAAGACCTTGGATGGACTGATGTTAAGTTTTATCGTCATCCCATTCACCGACCGTTATTTCAATGTTGTGATTGATCTGTTCAACTTCCTGCTTATCTCGCCATTCTTTCAACTTCCTGTTCTTCAACCAGAAGATTTGAGCAGTGATATTTGGCTTGCTGTACTTTTTGACAGTAACCACTTCACCAGCATTTGTTACCGTCTCCTCTTCGTACATAAAACCGACTGCATTTTTAAAGAGCGCATTTTCAACCTGTCTATCGACAACCTCTTTACTTTCTTTTAGGGCTGCCGAAAGTGCCGAAAATTTCTTTCTCCAATCTCTAAAAGTCGAGTAAGAAACGCCCATATTTTTGGCTATTTGTTCATCGGTTAACCCATCTCTCGCCCAGCCTTGAATTAGAAGCAAGCCTTCATCGGTCAACCATTCTGTATATTTCGCCATCTGGTTCACCTCGCTTTCGGCAAAATAAAAAAGATCGGTTTAATCCGATCCCGTTGGTATCAATAAGAAAGACAAGGAGCATGTAACGTGAAAAATCATCAAAACTATTTTTTTGAGATAAAACTTTGAAAAAACGCTCAAACCGCTTGGAGTAGATGTCCTGTTCTCCTTGTCCGTACTACCATAATAGCACATTAACATTACCATAATGTCCGTTTTTGTGTCATAATTTCAACGCTAAATGTTCAATACCAGACTTCTTGGCACGTTGGTAGGTTGTGCGTGAACAATTTAGTTGTCCTGTCGTCTTGATCCAGTTGTAGCCATTCACATAAGTGTATCGCAATACCGCTCTTTCAAGTGGATCTTCAAGCTGGTCTATTGCATTAATAGTTTTTCTGCTTTCAGACCAAAGAGTCATAATCTCATTTTCGATTTTTTCTTTTTCGTCAATGATTTTCACATTCAGCTCTTCCGTCTTGTTACCTTGTCTACTTCCTTTTGGTTCGTCAGAGTAGACTTGCGCTTTTTGTACGAGTGATTCAAGAGCGAAGATTTCCTGTCTCTTTGATTTGATTGTATCATCAAGAAATTTAAGGTTATTCAGCCGCTTCTTTACGTTCATCCACCCACTCCATTCAGCTCTGCCACCTTTTTTAATTCCTCCGCACGTTGCCGTTCCCGCATCTGGTACTCGCTATTTAATTTATTTAAAATCACATCCTGCGCATTATTCTGTTCTGCTAGTCGTTGAATAGACAACTCATGCTCTTGCACTGTCCATTCCAGGTCACTGACTTTATTATTTAACTCATTAATCCGTGAGTTTAAATTGATGCACACGATCATAAATACCAGCGATACTGATGCGAGGATTGTATAAAATAGTTTATTCATTATTCCTCCTTAATTTTCGTGCGTTCATTGGTTCACTGCTTACATTAAGAGCTTCGCTATGTCCCGTTTTAAATTCAAACGTGCGCCCGTCAAAAACGATCTTACCGTTGTTGCTTTTTAATTCTTTGAAAATCAACTGACTTTTAGTATACGGATATCTGTTTGGTCTCATTCTGTTACCTCCAACAATTCGGGATTTTCGTAGATGTTGCCGATAACCTCAAATTTATAATAAGAGAGATATAGCGGTTGCCATTCGGTTGTTCTATTTTGCAATTCATCTACAAACTCGTAGATAAAACTTGCATAAGACCCGTGCCATTTAACAATAGCTTTTCTGCCTTTAAAATCGACTATATCTTTTTCAAAGATTTCCTTTCCGTTCTTATCAAATAGGCCTGTGGATTGCATGAGTTTTACATCATTAAAATCTCTCCAATACTCACCAAAATCATCGTACAACCTTACTCCTTTAGTGTCTATGTAAATCCTATCAACTACTGACATTCTCTCGCGCCAATTATCCCACGCTCTATACCTTGGAATCATCTTTCACCTCCTCAATCTCAATGCCCGGACAATCGAACACCCATCCAAACCCGGCCTCTTCAAGCTGTTTGCGAGTGTGTTTTATAACAATACTTTCCCCCCCACTAGCCATAAGAGTCCAATAACCTTCATCTGGAATATATGCCAAATAGCAAAACAAAGCTCTCAAGTTTTTCATCTTCACAAGATACCGCTTCTCTTTTTCGACTGTATAGCCGTCAAGCCATGCACGGGCGAAAATTTCTATATTATTGTTAAACCATTTTCGAAGATCTTTATTATCTTCATAAGCCACATTGTCCATCGCTTCTTGCAGATCCCAGTCTGTCGCTTTGGTATATTTGATATAGTCTGCAACAAACTGCGGTACTGTGACTTCCTGCGGTTCTTCTAGTTGTTCGATCATTTTGATAATCTTATTTACATCAATCGCATTTATAAACTTGTTTAAATCACCTTTCAAATACTCACAATACTCAATCAACTCTTGTTTATTCATCTCGCTCTCCTTTCTTTGATAAAATTAAATACAGTTAACATACTACTCAAATCACTACATTCAAATACTCCTGTTCTGTAATTAACTTTATTAAACTCAAACATGACGCCACTTTGTAGTTCTAATGTTAGTGTTGGAAATTCTGGTGTACCACTCTCCCTCACAAACGCTATTTTGTCGATGTCTACCAGTTTACTTTCATTTTTTATCCCTTCGGCATAATAAGGTGCAACATTTTCAAATAACACCATTTCCATCATTCAAATCCTCCTCTTTCACGAATGTTCCATTGATCCAGCGACCTTTTCGATCCTTAATCTCGTTATATGCGATCTCGAAGCAATCAGTAAAGTCGTAGTTAAATGCCTTACTAATAGATTTCAGATAAGCAACCGCATGCACTAGATTATGTCGACACATTTCTTTACTTGCCAAATCCTGTGATAACTGAAATTCAGAAATGTTTGCATTCAGCAATTTAAAACATTCCATTGCATCCTTGCGTCTGATGTTGTCAGATTCCTCAAAGATACCATGCACATCTTCCTTGATTAATAGTGCCAGCCCTACAATCACTACCGCACAATCACCAATACTGTCTTTTGTGAGTTTTTCATTCTGCTTGAGATATCCAGCACACAATTCACCGAATTCCTCACTTAATTTCAAAGCCTGTTTGTCCAATCGTCCACCGTGTTCTAAATCACGGTCTACAAACCATTTTTTAGTGAGTGTTACTAATTCCTTTTCCAATGCCATAATATTTTTATTTATCCTTTCTTTAATTGCTCGTGATCTTCCAACCACTGCCGTTTTGCCAATGTTTTTTTGTATGAGCAAGTTACTACTCGTATCTTCTAGTCGCTGTCGATCCAGTCTGATTGACCTTTTAATTAATTCAATATCCATAATAATCTCTATCTACTTTACTAAAATAGGGGAGTTGCTCTGCTCCCCTTTTTCAGAAAAACTAGATTAGAGGGCCTTTCTAATTTTATAGTGAGCAATACCCGATAAGCGGTATCGCACCGCTTTGGAGTCTAACATCGGGTAGCTATCGGGACGGGGCGATAGCATGAAATAAAACGTATTATAAGGAGATCATAAGGAAGAATGCTCCCGTCCTAAATCCTATAGAGGGAATCGAACCCTCTGAGGTTTTCCAAGCCTCATGCCAATATAGGATGTTAGTCGTAAGCGTATATCAGACTTACTTGTATGTAAATTTGTGAAAAAGAGGACTCTCCTTTATTATTTATATAGGTGATATACATTTTTTTGAACCGTGTGTTAAGGCATAAAACCAGTAGTTTTATCACGGCTCAGTTTGAAGCGCCTCACTCGCTTCGTATCAGTGTTTTATTATTATTGTTTGTGAGGTATGACTAGCAGATCCGTTACAATCTGCCAGCCTTACATTAAGCACCAAGCGCCCATGCTCGCTCCAGCGTTAACTGTACGGATAATTCACGTTTCTTTCTTCGACCTTTTGGGCGATGTTTAATAATAAACTCGTCCAGTGCCATGTCCATCTTAATAGTCATCTTTTCTGGATAGTTGTCACCATAAAACTGCATACATTCGAGTAAGAATTGATTGTCTATATAATCCTCAAATTTTATTAATTGCGTAGGTGGTGGCATCGTGCCATTGTTGCGTAATTGTTTAATGTATCCGCCAGTTCGTTGACTACCCAACTTTGCCCAAAAATTAGCTACACCACCATATCTTTTAGTTAGGTTGTCGTATTCCTCATAAAATTGATCTATAAGTGACATCATTCACCTCGTTTATTTAAATGTCATTGTCATTCGTAGCAACTCCCGATTATTGGTTATTGTCGCTTGTGCTTCCTGCTTCTGCAATTGTATTTTCAGCAGTTGGTTGTTTAACAGTTGACGCTGTTTCATTTTTTTCTTCTCCAGATCTTCCGCTATTTGAAGCCGTAACTCCGCTTGTTTCAGTTCCTGTTGTAGTTGTTCCTTGTACGTTGGTTTCATCTGCACACAATCCTTTATTTAAGTTTTATCTCGCTGATATTCAATTCAATTTTGTAGTTTTCGTTCCCAGATAAACCTCCATGCTCAAAGCTCACCCGTTTAATGAT